GGAGCTTACGGCAACGGCTATTCTTTATAATCGCTCAAAGCTAGATGACTCTGAACTTCTTGCCATACGACTTAATGGAACATCAGATATCCCCTTTGAGACAATAAAGTTCAACGTTAGCAAAGACCTTTCTAGGTATTGGAAGATTAAATTTGGTCACTATATCGTCCCTACTGAATATAAATCTATCATTCATTTATTCTCTCATTATCCCGAACTGTTAGTTAAATTTTATGATTATACCAAAATTAAACGCAATTGGGCGGAATGTAGGCGGCTTGGTTATCACTTAACTTTCTCTTTCGATGGCTGGAACAATGCGGCCAATCTTAAACTCTGCAGAGATGCTCTTGCCAATGGAATAAACGTAGCGGCAGCGTTTAATCTTAAGAAGAAAGAAAACTTGCCTGAATATATAAACTGCGCAGCTATCTATGGAGAGAATCCTGCTTACAACGGTCGAATGCTTTACGTGCAAGACGGCGACCTGTCAGACTACAGGCCCAACGATCAACACGGGGGAGAGAATGGGGGATCGATCATAGGGCTGCGCTTCAAGCTCCCACATGGCACCAAATACACGGCAGAAGAGAAAGCAGCATTTTGCATCGCTTGAGCTCTTGTAAAGCCTTGTAGGCTGTAATCACTGCCTCGCGCTTTCTACAGTGCGGGGCCTTTTAGTGGAGAGACTAAGGGATAATTGCCAAACGATACGAATTAGTATCAGCCTGAAAAACGATACAAAATCGTATCAGCCTGAAAAACGATACGAAATCGTATCAGCTAAAAAAACAATACGAATTAAAATCGATCAGTATTTTCTATATTTCAAAATGTAAAATGGTATCAACGGATACAGACAGGGAGCAGTAACGCGGGTTTTTTTTTACTTGGGTCAGGGGCTACCCCCATTAAAAGCGACGCTATTTTTCATCCATTTTTCTCAAGGTATCATCACGTACCATTTGTTTCGTCCCTGTATGCTCTGAGCAAAAGCTAGTGCGCACTGTCCGAACGATAAAGAACTGCACGATGGGAAAGTGAGGACACTAAGATTCTTTTTCCTATATTTTCGCTAAGAAGATCGCTACGAGAGGGAAGCCCCTAAGGCGATTATTCCTGCGATCTTCTTCTTTTAATACTGTTTCAAACTATGTATAAGATTTATGCTGCAGTTCTTCTTATTAACGAACAATTGTAAGTTTTTCATGCAATTTTAATCGACCAAAAATTTTTTTTTAAGACTGGTGTTCGCTACGCACACCATGCACGATCAAAAGCTTTGTAAAGAGGAAAGCGAAAGGAAAGTAGTGAGGAAGGAGCCCAGGAAAGTACCGCCTTGGGGGCTCTGCTCGTAGGGCTCCTTTGCGAAGGCTTCTTAAAAGAAGTCAATGGGAAGGAAGTAGTGGAGCAGAGCCGCTAAGAAATAACGCCCTTGGGGGGCTCCTGCTCGTAGCGGCTCGCGAAGGCTTGTGAACTGCTCGTTTAGGAGCCAGTCGTCTTAGCCTAAAGCTACGCCATGTCAGTAGACTAACGGCCAGTCTCACTAACCGCGAGCTGTCTTATTTGAGACCGTAGTCATAGACTGAAACGTGCCAATTAATAAACTGGCCTTTATTAGCAAATCGGGACAGTAAACCCTATATTTCGTTTTTCCCATTGAAACGGCTGTTGTTCGTTAGAGCAAAGAAAAGTCTGAGTCGCGCTAGTAATAGCCTGAGTAGCATGATGCTTTGCTATGTCCTACAAAGACAGTCGTTGCGATTACATCGAGACCACAAGCCTATGGCGCGTCTATGTGCCGTCTGAGCGTTCGTGGAATAGAGCCGTTAACGCACTAGTAAAAATTATCAGGCCAGAAAAGACCAGCTTTCATGAGCATCGTAATTGCAGAGGAAACAATGGCTATCAGGCGGCTCTTGTGCATTGGCAATTGACGAAAGGCGAAGATCATTTAAGCTCTTTATATCCTGACTGGTAGAATCCTCAGGATGCTTCTCCTCGCTAGTCAGCTCCGTGTCTTCTGAATTCCAAGAGCTTTTTACGCTCGCGTTAGACCATTCCTCTTCCCCATCGCTCCCCTTATTAAAAAAGCGCTTCAAAGGCTTTGAACATTGCAACGATAAAGCCACTGCTGCTGCATTAGGTTACCTTGCAGCCATGCGCGATAGTGAAAAAGAAGAAGAAGAAGACGAAAAAGAAGCAGAAAACGGGGTGTTTGATCACATTTGCGATGTAATGGATCAGCTTATTGATGGCAATGAATTACTGGCTGCAGAAGAAGCCACTGAGATTACTTTAGAACTTGTCTACAACTGGCTTGAAGAAGCTTTCGTTGAAGAAGGCTTTGCTGGCAATGTTCTTGATTTCTTGCAAGAGCAATTTAAGAGCAAAGTAAAACCTGGAGTCATTGTGTAGTCTTTGTTGCCCTTTATTTTTTCCTATTGACTTAGCGTTATTAAAACACTAGGACTTTTGTATGTTTGGCGGTCTTCCTTGTCCTTTTATGGTTGGAGCTATAAAAATATGGCCTTGCGCAAGCAAACCTGGCTTTAGGCATTTCCTTGCGTTTGAAGGCAAGCCTTTCTATTTCAAAAGCAAAGCTGAAGCCACTCTTTTTGCCAAAAGCTGTCAGTCCATTGAAGATCCTGAATTTTTGAGCGAGTAGCGCCTTTCCACGCTAGCCTTCGTCTGTTGATCGCGCCCGCCCAGCGGGCATTTTTTGTCTCATGCTGAAAGAAAAAGCTACGGCTAATAAGATTGCTCGCACTGGAAGAGTTCAGGACTGGCTTGACAGCCCAGAAGGGCGTTTAGCAGTGAGCTGCACCACGTTTGTAGTGGAAGATTCAATGGAAGGACCAGAGGGGCTTGAGGCTTCGTGGCGCTTCGTTTCTCACGCGCTTCGCCACGCTGCTGGCGCAGCCGTAAATCTTTCAAAGCTTCGAGGGCAGGGAGATGACAATGGAAAAGGGCTAGTAGCAAGTGGCCCTGTAAGTTTTGCAGGCATCTACAGCAAGCTTAATGAAGTGTTGCGACGTGGTGGTCAGTTTCGTAACGGTGCTGTGACCCTGCATCTTGATTATGACCACTCCGATGCCATTGATTTTATTCAAGCTTCCAGACAATCTCTTCCATGGGTGAAGCGTTCTATTACTGTTGATGATGATTTCCTAGATAATTCTTCTGAAGAGTTCATTGATGCTTTGTTAAAAGGAATTGCAACTGGTGATATATGGTTGACTAAAAAACGGTTTGATGCAAATAACGAGCGCATTTGGCCGAATGTTTGTGAAGAAATCTGGTTAAAACATAGAGGCACTTGTTTATTACAACATATAAATTTAGGGGCTTGTGCTTTTGATGAAATTGAAGATGCCTTTGCTGAAGGGATGGCTCAGCTCTGTCAGCTCCACCCAAACACTGGCGTTGGAGACACTGGCGAATATCTTCATCCTTCTGAAGATAAGCAAGTAGGTCTGGGAATATTAGGTCTAGCTAATTTCTTGTCTATTCACGAAATTTCTTACAAGGATTTTGGTAATGCATTAGAAGCTTATTTTCTTGCAGATTCCCATTCATGGTGTCACCATTGGATTAACGAGCCAGCAGGAGAAGCCGTAGCCGCTCTTCAACGTGGCATTCTTAGCGCAGCCGAAATAGCCCGTGCTCACAAGATGGAACGTGCATTCTGTATTGCTCCCACAGCCTCCTGCTCATACCGCTACCTAGATTCCAAAGGCTTTACTACTGCTCCTGAAATTGCTCCTCCCATCGGTCGTCTTGTTGATAGAGACTCTGGCACTTTTGGAGTGGAAAGTTTTGACTATGGGGAAGTGGAAATTGCTGCAGAAGTTGGATGGGAGGACCATTGCAAAGTAGCAAATGGTATTGTTTCGTTGTTTCAACGCACGGGCCTTTTCCACGGTTATTCTGCTAATTCTTGGGGTGATATGGTCACTTACGACCGCAAGTTTTTAGAAGATTGGCTAGCATCTCCTCAGACAAGTCTGTACTATTCCCTGCAAGTCATGCCTGACATGCAGAGAAAAGACGATGCCTACGCGGCACTTGATGATTCCTTTAAAAGTATCTTTGGGTTTGACGACAACGATCCTGTAGAGGAAAGTGTGTCTTGCGAAATAGAAGCAGGATTCTGCTCTAGCTGCGCTGAGTAATTATTTCCCCCATTGCTTCTTTTTCTTGGGCCGAAAGTTCGGCCCTTTGTTTTCTAATCTTTTTACCATTGCATTGACAAAGGAATGACTACTATTGTTGAGAACAGCCCCTACCTTTCTACTCTTGCTAAGAAACGCTCCTGGCAGCCAACTCCTGTAGCGAAGGGGACTGTTACGGAAGGAGCAGAAGCAAGCCTGTTTAAGGCTCTTGCAATGCGCCACCTTGAAATTCCAGTGAAGGAACTATTGGAGGAAGGACTTCAGAAAGAGCTGCCTTCTACTATTGGCATTGCCGAAGCTTTACGCTCCAACCAAGAGGATGAAGATCGTCATCTTGATGCCTTGAACTACGTGGCGGCTGCTCATGGCACTGACGCAAAGGCAGAGCGTGAAATCATGAACATTTTGGACACGTGGAATAAGCATCCCGCCCACCCCATTCTTAAGGCGGGTATTTTGGAGCGTTCTGTGTTTTTCGTGGCATTGCCTTTTTTTAGGCAGACAGGCGACGTAGGGATGCGTACAGTTTCACAGGACATCAGCCGTGACGAAAGGGTGCATTGTGCAATCAATGCGATGGTCAGCAAAGAATTAGGAGAGAAAGAAAGCCAAAGCTTAGAAAAGCTTTGTGCAGCCACTGTTGCTTGGATGTTTGACGATCTTGGACAATCATCTAACCAGTGGTTGAATAAAGACTTCTGGCTTAGGCAATCAAAAAGCTTATTCTGGACTGGTAAGGCGCCTGAGATGGCAGTTACCAAAAACAGCAGAGCAATTGCCTTTTTTGAAAGCCCAGGCACTTCGCTTCCGTCCTACGGCAGAGCATAACGCCACTGTTCTATGCTCCGTAGAAACGGTCACAGCATGCAAAGGCCATAAGGGCCTTTTTCTTTGTCTCCTAATAATACCTTTCTTTCCTAGGTATTTACTCCTACATTAAAAAAGCAAGGACATGAGCCCTTGCTTACGGAGAACAACATAAGGCGGGGGTGGTGCCCCGTCTTTTTATTTTGCCTCAATCTTTAGGATGAGACACGCCGCGATACACGAGAGATTTCTGTGCAGCAGCAATACGCGCAGTCTTTTGTAGACGCGCCTGGATGAGAGCGAGAACATTCATGATTAGTATTCCATGAACCAGACCCCGTTGCATATCCGGTGATCATGCATCCCTAATGGTCTAGGGACCAACGTACTATCACTTTAGCAAGATTCAGTCCAGTATACAGACGCTCCTATTGAAAAAAGCCGTTGATTTCTCAACCTTGCTTCTCTCCATAGAACCCTCTCTTCATAATGACGCCCCTCAAGGCTGTAGAACAGTTTTACCATGGATTAGATCTCACAAATACGGTGGCTTTAAGGTAAATAGCATTGCGCTGGTAGAATTTCTCCCAGAACCTCTCTTTTTATTGTCAGTCATGAGCGCTTTCGTCACGGCAGACTTACATCTCGGTCATTCAAAGATGCTTTCGTTCCTGCAGCCAGACGGTTCTCCATTAAGGCCATTTGCTTCCATTGAAGAAATGCATGAAATAATCCTAGAGCGCTGGAATTCAGTCGTGCGTCAAAAAGACACTGTGTATGTACTTGGAGATATTGCCATGCCTCGTGCAGCTATCAAGCTCGTTGAAAGTTTCAATGGGAGAAAAATTCTTATCAAAGGTAACCACGACATTTACAAAATTCAAGACTATGTGCCAATTTTTGAAGATGTGCGTGGGGCTTATTTTCGTAATGGTCTCATCTTCACTCACATTCCTGTGCATCCTGAATGTTTGACTGGCCGTTATGGCGGAAATGTGCATGGTCATTTGCATTGTCATCAAGTGATGGACAATGGTCAATCAGACAAAAGGTATTTCAACGCTTGCTTAGAAAGAAACAACTTTACTCCTGTCCCTTTAGATTTGATAAAAACACACTTTGAGCTTTAATGCTCTTTTTGAGGAGGCAGAACTATTTGAAGTCAGGAGAAGTTCGTTTCTTAAGTTCTTCATGAGCTTCTTGTAAAGCAGGAAGTAATGCTGGCTTATAAACGTGTTCAGCTCCTAAAAGCTGCAAAGCAGTCTGCCTGTCAGCTTCTAACAGTGTTAACAGGAAAGTCAAATCCCGTAAAGACAATTCAACGGCAATCATTGTTCAAAGAGACACGAGAGGTTAGCAATGGAAATTATAGGAACAATTACCTTACCAAGCTATTCAGCCAATCTATGTCGTTATCCTTTGACGCTTCTAAAATTGCTCCAGCTAACGCAAAGCAATAATCATCCACTCCTACCTCTTTACCACCAGTCACTGCCCATTGTCCACTGCTTCTATAAATTACGCTAAGGTTTTTTAGCTGACTGACGGCTTTTTGATGTGGATACATCTCAATAAGACCAGCATTAAACAGTTCCTTCATTTTGCTAAATGCTTTCATTTTGGTACTAACTGACCAAGTGAGTTCTGAGATGGGAAAATCTTTGGAAAGGTTTTGAATAATGAAGCTGCTATTGAATTGGTCAAGGACAATGCTCTGAAATTCATAAATACGGTAGTGTTCTTTAATCCATTCTTCTACTTTTGCCATGTTTACTTCTTTTTTCCCTCCGATGTCAAAGTCAGGGTCAAAGGCATGAAACTTGTCTACCACTAGCCTTTCGCCTTCGTAATGGACAATGCAAGCAGTGTAATCGTCTCGTCCTACTCCTCCACGGGCAGGGTCCAACGCAAGAACATAAGTGCCCGTAAATTCTTTTTCGGGAAATAAAATACTGCGTTCTTTATTGATAGAAGCTTCTACTATCTCCGAAGCAAGAAGCGCAGAACTATTCTTGGCAAATTGAGCGCCATATTCCACCCAGAATTTTTCAGGGTCGCGCTTAAGTTCAGCATCAAGAAACGAGCAACCCCAGGGCAGGTTAATATTTACTTCCCATGTGGGTAAATTTACTGCCTGCATAAAAGGAAACTCTCCTGATGTGGCCTCGCAGTAGTGCTGATAGAAAAGTCCGTCCGTCAACCACGGAGAAGATAGTTCAAGGATGCGACCATGCTTTCCAAACTGAGCAATGGAAGGGGACAATGCTTGGTAAATAGCAGAAGCGCCACGGTTAGCATCGCCTTCGATAGCGAAAGAAAGCTCGTCCATGATGAGCATGACCACGGCCTTGCCTCGCGAGGCTCTCGCCGATGCAGGGATGGCTTGAAACACGCAATTATTACTAACTTCAATCTCAGTGGCTGTCTCTCTGGTTATCTCATTGGCGAGAGGGCTTTCCATTAAAAGCTGACGAATGTTGTTTAAAGCAAGCTTGGCTTGGCTTTGATCATTAGCAATGGTAAGAATGTACCATTTCTCGCTTCGTCTCACTCGCTTTTTGTAATGGTCTTCTAAAACAAAGCATGCATATAAAGCAGCAATAGAAGCCATAAGCGTTTTGCCACACCGTCGTCCTAAGGCCCACACTGCATGCGTCTTCTTGCCGCCAAAATAACTGTCAAGGATTTCCCTTTGCTTTTCCCATAGCTTGAGCTTCAGTACGTGCTCTGCAAACTGACTAGGCGCAAGCATCGATCAAAGTATCTATAGGACGAAGAGCAGACTTTGGGACAAAGTAGGCAGGGCGACCTCTTGCAGGATCTGCCCAATACTTCCCTTCCATTGCTTCTTTCCCATAGCACCAGCCATGGATGAGCGTCTTTTGATTTTCTATGGTCACAAGAACAAATTTTTTCTGAGGATCTTCGTTTTTTTGCACAATGAGGTCATATTTATGCTTGGAGCGAGATTTTACGTCGATGCCAGGAAGATCATCAGAGCCACGCTTGGCTTCGACTTCTTTGTAGATGAGGTCTTTCATCCCTAGATGAGAAGCCACTGCCATTTCTCCTGCTGCTCCAAGCAAATGGATTTCGAGGGCTTTATCTCCTAATGATGCTCCTTTGTTTCGTCCGCGCAATCCTTTGGCTTCATTCACTGATTGACGGCGATGTCCTTCCTTTGTTGCTTGTTTGCGCTCTTGGGCGGAAAAGACAAATTCGATAGGAGTGGGCATAAAAAAAGTGCGTCAGTCACATGATAGCCATCGTAGAATAACAAAACAAGCTCATCGTGTGAATAATGTCAGAAGAAGCTATCGATCTAGGGCATGCCACTAGCGAAAGTCTACGAGTAGACGGGCTAGCTAACGCTCTCACTGGGATGGGTACTTCTCGTGACAAGAGTCGCTATACCACTGCCCAGCCGATTGTCTTCTTGGCGCAAGAAGAATTAGAGGCACTATATGGCGAATGGCTACCTCGGCGCATTGTGGATATTTATGCAGAACAAGCCACTCGTAAGGGCTTCAAAGTGTTATTTGGAGGAGAAGGGGCAAAAGCCGAAGAAGTGGCAGGCATTGAGCAAGTAATTGAGGACATGTACATCCTTGAAAACTTCATGCTTGCCTCCAAGAATTCCAGGCTGTACGGAGGTGCTGTTATTCTTCTTTACATTGATGACGGACGTGCTGCTGATCAGCCAGTAGACAAGACCAAGATCTACAAAGTAGAAGGCATGGAAGTGCTTGACCGCTGGCAGATTGCACCTGTCATTAGTGAAGAAAATCTATACGACTATTCCAAGGCAACGTATTATCAAATCATTTCTGGCGATCTAATTAGGCAGCCTCAGCTCACTCGCATACATAAAGATAGAATCCTCAGGTTTGACGGTGACTGGCTGCCTTATCGCATCAGACAGAGAAACAATGGGTGGGGAATGAGCAGTCTCCAGACTGTCTATGACAGTTTTAGGCATTATGCAACTGGTCTTAGCTCAGTCTCGACTTTGATTGGTGAGTTTGATATTTTTGTTCATAAAATTCGAGGGCTGTCACAAATGCTGGCTGCAGGAAAAGAAAAGGATGTAAAAGATAGGCTTGTTCTAAATGATATGAGCAAAAGCGTCTATCGTGGCTATGCAATTGATGCAGAAAAAGAAGAGCTTGAATTCGTTAGTCGCAACTTTGGAGGTATTGGTGAAATCTTAGAAAAGATGCGCATTGATATTATTGGTGCCTCCAGAATTCCTCACACTCTTTTGTTTGGTGAAAGTCCTAGCGGTCTTGGCTCCACAGGTAGGAGCGAAGAGCGCGATTTCGCCAAAATGCTTGGTGACTATCAGCAAGGTGTGTTTCATCGTCCTCTCAAGCAATTGATGGAATACATCATGCTTAGCAGGACTGGACCTACCGGCGGCAAGCTCCCGGAATCATATCGCATTAAGTTTAATGATTTATTTGAGCTGAACGAAAGAGAAAAGGCCGATGTAAGAGCCCGCGTAGCAGCCGTTGACGGTCGTTACATTCAGCTAGGCGTTCTGCACCCACAAGAAGTGGCTGATGCTCGCTACGGCGGTTCTGAATGGTCGATGGAACTTACGCTTGACCCATCGCTTCCTCGTGAGCTTCTTACTCCGCAAGGGGGTGAAAAATTGGCAGTGCCTCCTGGCGGGCGCGACCCCATGAACGAAGAGAATGGCACTCTCCCTATGGATGGCACTAGAGAAGTGGCCGACACTGCGGGCCTTTTCTTAGAAGGAGACCTAGAAAAAGTTAAAGAAGATGCTGAATTTACTGACAAAGAACTGCATCAGCAAGCCATTGCCTCAGCTAAAGCTAAATTCAAAGAATGGCCAAGTGCAGTGGCAGGCGCTTATGTCACTCGTAAATACAAAGAGCTTTATAAGAAGAAGCATGGCTCCACAGGCAAAGCGTTTAAAGGGAAAAAAGAACAGGCCGCTTATTTCAAGGAAGATGCTATTGATCCAGTGAGAACCAGTGGCTTAATTCTTGGTGATATTGACGAAGCTGCTTTCATCTCCGACGAAGACATTGAAACTGCGTTAACGGCTTGGAAAGAAGAAGCACCAGCAAAATTCAAAGAATTGCTGGAAGCTGACAATGTTGAATGATCTTTCTTCTCTCTCTGCTTCCATATTGTCCAGCAGAATGGACGCTGCTTGGTCCTATGACCGTAATGCTGGGCGTTATCGCGACGAAAAAGGCAGGTTCTTAAACAAAGTTTCCGTAGAAAAACTTGTTGATGCTCGCATTGATAAGCTTCAAACCTCCCTTCAAAGCTACACAAAAATGCTTGTTGACGGTTCTATTACCATTGATCAATGGCAAGCCAGCATGCGCGAGGCAATCAAGACTGCCCACATTCAAGCAGCAGTAGTGGGTTATGGAGGTAAAAACGAAATGGGCAGCGGCGAATACGGACGTATTGGTCAACGGTTGCGAGAAGAATATGCATATCTGCAGAATTTTGCTAAAGACTTATTAGAACAGCGAGTTTCTGGTCCTATGGCAACAGCACGAGCCAGTTTGTATGCCAAATCTGTACGTGGCTCTTACTGGCAGGGAAGTGAACTTCGTCAGCAACAACAAGGTTTCAGCATGATGCGACGTATTTTGGATGAACAAGCACAGCACTGTCAAGATTGCCTTGACTATGCAGCAAGAGGAATTGTTTCCATTGGATCTCTTCCTCTTCCTGGTCGGCGTTGTGAGTGTGGAGCCCGATGCAGGTGCTCTGTGCGCTACTACAGACAACAAGCTCAAGTAGTGCCAGTGTAAAAATGCCCCCTAAGATTGGAGCAGTTTTCTGCTTGCAATGACCAAAATCTTATATTGTGGAGACGTTGGATGCGAAACAGGCTTTGGGCGAGTAGCAGAATACCTTATTCCTGCTTTAGCAAAAGAGCATGAGGTGCATGCCTTGGCAGTTAATTATGCAGGCGACCCTAATGCCATGCAAGAGCACTGTCACATGTATCCAGCAATGGCTCATGGTTCGGACCCGTTTGGCTCTCATCGCATTGGAGACTTGCTGCAAGCCATCAAGCCTGATCTCGTGTGGGTAACTAATGATATTTGGTGCGCCATCAATCTTTGGGAGGCAGCCAAGCCTTACAAAGAAGCTCTTGGTTTCAAATGGTTTGTCTATACGCCTATTGATAGTTACGGGCTATTTCCTGAGCTATTGACTTCGTTAAACGAATGGGATGGTCTTTCCACTTATACAAAATTTGGAGCAGAAGAAATTAAAAAAATGGGCTACGAGAAAGAAATTGGCATCATGGGACATGGCACTGATTTCACTAAATTCTTTCCCATGGACAAGCTTAAATGTCGCAAGGAATTAGGAGTGCCGGAGGATGTTTTTATCGTCTTCAATGGCAACAGAAATCAACCACGCAAGCGTATTGACTTAACTATCAAAAGCTTTGTGAAGTTTGCTAAAGAAAGGCCCGATGCAAGACTATGGCTCAATATGGGGGCCAAAGATATGGGCTGGGAAATCATTCCTCTCATGAAACGTGCGGCTAGAGACGAAGGTTACGACGCCACTGGTAAGCTCATCCTTACCAGTCCACATTTTTCTACTCACAACTGTCTCACAGTGGAGCAATTGAACAAGGTTTATAACGCAGTAGACATTGGCCTCAACACTTGTATCGGAGAAGGATGGGGCCTTGTTAATACCGAGCATTCTGCTACAGGAGTGGCTCAATTAGTGCCTGACCACACAAGCCTTGCCGAAATATTTGATAAAGTGCCACGCATTTCGTGTAATGCCTCTGAAACTGATCGCAACTATGGTCTAGAGCGCTTGCTCCCTGATCCTGAGTCAGCAGCAGATCTTCTTTCGTACTACTACGAGGATCGCGATGCGCTACGGAAAGATGGTCAATGGGGGTATGAACGAATACATGAAGAACCATTCACTTGGCCCTACGTTCAAAATCAAATGCTTGACACTGTGAAGAAAGTGCTTGCAATGAAGGAAGCCCCGGTTTCCAAAGGTTTTGGCACTCCTACAAAAATCAATTAATTCTTTCCCATGGAAATCTCTCAAATCTATCTCAGCGACGAAAGCGACGAATTGTCGCCATTTCTGCAGCATGCTACTGGCACTGTTAAAAATGCTTTTCCTGACGCTAACCACACTATTTACACCAAAGAGACGCTTAGGCAATTTATTGCAGATAATTATGAGGAACGAATATTACAGGCATATGACCAACTGCGTCCATATTCTTACAAGGCGGATCTTGGTCGCTTCTGCTTGTTAAACAAGCTTGGAGGATGGTACATGGATATTGCTGTGAGGATAGTCAATCCAGTGGAAGTAGGACCGCGTATTAAGTTTCTTGCTTTTCGTGACATCCAACGTTTTAGTTACACTTCCTGGGCTTGTGCTACGACTGTTCTGTATTCGCAGCCAAACAATACAGCCATGCAGATAGCCATTGATATGATTGCTGCCAATTGCACAGAAAAATACTATGGCATCACACCATTGTGCCCTACTGGTCCCACTCTTCTGGGAAAAGCATTAGCCGTCAATGGAAGTCAAAGTGATTTTATCTACGGCGACTACTTAGAACTTACTCCTACGCACGAGCAGAAAAACCGTGCATTTGTATTGCCTGACGGTACGATCATGGCGTGGAGCAAACCTTCTGGCGGTGGCGATCTTTCTGGTCTTGGAGCAAAAGGCGTAAATAATTACAACGAAATGTGGGCGGCAAAGCAAATTTATGATTGATACATACGCTCAATCTCCTCATCTTTATTGCTGCTGTGTTCCAGAAAAACCCCCTCGTTTTTCTTGCGCTGTGCCTATGACATCAGTGATGGCAGGATCTGCACAATTAGCACCAGAACTGCGGCAACGTTATTTAGAGGAAGGTTTTGCCATGGACGACGAAGGTGACAATATTTCTTCATTGAACGCATATTTTGGCGATCTTACTACGCTCTATTGGGCATGGAAAAACACCAGTGACAAATATGTCGGAGTGTGCCAATATCGCAGACCGTGGAACGACGAGGACATTGCAGCTTCAGAAGCTAATGTCTTATACACTCCGGGTCATGCAGTT